TTTGGGTACGATGTGAATACGGTACGCACACACTACAATCGTAGTGTAATCGCTGCGATGCATAGTGTAGTCGTTTGTCAGCGTAGTGTATGAGCTTGCGTGTGTGCGCGAATCGTATGCGAGTCGTATGCGTGCGCGGTTGTCGAGGTGTCGCGCGCCGTTTGCGCCAGGCTGAGAGGCGCCCGGCGGCGGGCTCGTCAGTCGTGCGGGATGAACGGGACGGCCTTGGTGGCGGCCTTTGGGTTGCGCAGCTGCGCCTTGATGGCAACGCGCTGCTCGTCTGTGAGCTTGCGCATGGAGAGCCAAAACTCGTCGGCGATGGCCTGCGCGCTCGCGGGCACGTCGTTGCGGGACTTCCAATCGAGCGCGCCCTCGAGCAGTTGCGCTCGAGCCTCTGCCGCGGTGAGCGCCGTGTTGTCGGTGATGGCCTGCAACATGGCTGCGATCTCGCGGTCGTACGAGCGCACAGGGTTGAACGTCCAGCCCTCGCCCGTCTGCTTGGGCAGAGCGAGCAGATGGTGCTTGGGTAGCGCCTCTTGCTCGAGCCCCGCGAGCGTCGAGACAAACCCGCGCGCTGTGACCTCGGTGGTGATCTCGTCGTAGAACAGCCGCGTCGCGCCTGCGGTCTCGTAGCGCATGGTCGGCCCGTAGCCGTGAGCGACCTCGTGAAAGATCGTCTTGAGCCCGCCGAAAGAGTTGGGCAGTATCTCGTCGCCGGCAGCGATGGCGCGCAGCCCCTCGAGCGCGCTCTGCGTGCGTGACTTGACGAGTCGTATGTGACGCGTGCGCAGGTCGAACTCGCCGTATACCGTGCCCGCGCGGTTGAGCCGCGCCTTGAGCTCGATGGTGTCGAGCTGCACGGGGCCCGGGTCGCCGAACAGCCCCGACTTTGTGAGCGTCTCGCGCTCGTACCACGCAGCGACGAGCGCGCGCGCGGCTGAGCCGTCATCGAGCCCGCGCAGCAGTTGGTCGATGGCGGTGGCGAGCTCGGTGACGAGCTGCTCGCGCTGCTCGGGCGTGAGCTCGATGGCGGGCGGGATAACGGCAGGCGCTGCCGGCGGGGCTGCGGGTGGCGCGGGCGGCGCGACGCGCGGCAGCGGCTCGGGCGGCTCGAAGATGCCCGGCTGCGGGCGCGTGCGCGGCAGCGGCGCGGGCGGCTCGACGGGCAGCGTGGGCAGCGGCTGCGGCGCTGGGCGCGGCAGCGGCGCGGGCGGTGGCTCGACGGGCAGCGGCAGCGGCGCGGGCGGCTCGGTGATGCCCGGCGGCGGTCGCGTGGGCGGCGGCGGCGCTGGCGGTGGTGTGGGCAGCGGCGGTGCAGCTCGTGGCGGCGCGGGTGGCGCGGTCGGCAAGCCCGGCAGCGTCGGCTGCGTGGGTGCTGCGCCGCGTGGCTGAATGCGGATGCGTCGACGCGGCGGCGCAGTCACGGGGCCCGAGCTCGGGCCAGCGGGCAAGCCCGGCAGCGGCAGCTGCTGCGGCGGCATCGGCGCGAGCGGCGGCTGCAGCGGGCGAGCTCGCGGCGACGCGGGCGGGCGCGGCGGCGCGGGCTCGGGCGGCAGCTCGGCGTCAATCACGGCGTCGTCAATGATCGGGATCGCACTGCATCGACACGCATAAAAGTGAGTATCGAAGCCCGGGTGTGCGCGCTTGCCCGTGGTCGGATTGACGACGGGTGGCTCTGCCCACTTTTGCCGCGTGCCCTCGAGCGCGCGGTGGTAGGGGCGCACCTTGCGATCCTTGCTCGTCGCCCATGTGTAGTCAGTGATGCCGAGTTGCGTCTGACGCAGCCGCGTCTGCTCGCCGTGGTACTTGCCGATCGCGTCGTTTGCGATGAGCTGCGCGTGTCTCTTAGCGACCTCGAACTGCGCCTGCAGCTTGGCCGCTATCTCGTCGGGGCGCGCGCCCTCCTCGAGCTCGCTCATGACGAGCCGCTTGATGTCGGCGTATGTCTCGTCGGTGAGGTTGCGCACGCGCAGGATCGAGGCTTCCGTGAATGCCTCGAGCCCCTCTGCGATGCCTGACTGCGGCAGGTGCGGATCAATGCCCGTGACTGACTCGATTTGCCTGCGCAGCGTCTCGTCGACGTTGACGCTGACGCCGACGGCGGCCTCGAGAGAGCCCCCGCGGATGTCCGGGATCTTGAAGTCGAGCGGCAGCGTAACGGCAGCACCGTCGATGATCCCCGACGGCGTGTTAGGCGGCTGCTTTTCCGCGTCAGTGCGCGCCTGACGCATCGACGCAAGCGCGTTGCGCTCGCCTCGGATGATGGTCACACCGCGCCGCACGAGCTCGGGCAGCACCTCGGAGAGCACCCGGTCGTGCCCGAGTGCCATGACGCGTTGACCGTGCTCGAGCGGCTCGAGCGGCGTGCCGAGCACGATGACAGCGTCGACGGGTGGGCGAGCCGAGCGAGGCGTACGGGCGAGCACCTTACGCAGCGCCCGGCTGACTGCCACGCCCTCGAAGATGGCCGGGCCCGCGAGCATGCGGTCGGCGAGTGCGTCGCTCGCCTGCGACCATCCTAGATAGGCATAGTGATCGGCGTGCACGACGGGCGCGCGCAGCATCGTTGCGAGTTGCTCGGAGAGCGTCGACTTGCCCGCGCGAGGCGGGCCCACGATGGCGATGCGGGGCCCGTGGTAGCCGTTATCGAGCGCGGTGTCGGTGCGCTTGGGCTTGCTGTAGATGCGCGACCATGCGGCGAGGTGCGGGCGGATGGCCGCGCGTGCGGATGCGTAGATCGCTGTAACGTGCTCGACAAGCATGCGCGTGTAGCGCTCGAGAGCGGCCTCGGGGAACGGCTCGGCGCGCGGGCGAGCTGCAGCCATGTTGCGCCGCTCTGCGCCGAGCATGCGCCGCTGCCGCTGCGCGAGGCGCGCGCGGTTGCGAGCTCGTTCTGCGCTCGAGCGGGATGCCATGCGCTAGCTCGGGTCGGGCTCGGTGGGGTCGGCGGGCGGTGCGTTGGGTGGCAGCGCCTGCGGCTCGGCGCCGCCGCCTTGGCGCAGCCGCTCGAGCTCGGCCTCGATGTCGAGCGCCAGCATGGCCTCGCGTGCGTCGGTGTCTATCTCGTCGAGCTCGCCGGCCTGGGCGATGTTAAGTGCCGCTTCCTCTGCCCGGATGATGCGCGCGTTGACGAGCGCGACGAGCGCCTGCGCGCGCAAGTTGAACGTCTCGGCGGCCTCTTTCGCGCTGGGCTGCCATAGCGGCGGGTATTCGACCTCGAACTCGTCGAGCACCTTGCCCTTAGTCGGGCCCTCGGCTGCCGACATACACACGCGTGTGAGCTGCTCGATGCGAGGCGTCAGAATCTTGCTGCGCTCTGATCCGACTTGGTCGTACCAGTTGCGCACGTCGCTCTCGCCGGTGGCGTTCAATCCGGCGGGCGAGCGCCCCCATAGGACAGTTGCGGGCATGCCCGCGGCAGCAGATACGCGCAGCATGTAGCGGTCGAGCAGCTCGGGCATGCTCGAGAAACTCGTAGCGAGCCGCTCGAATGACTCGGCGTCTGCGTCGATGAGCAGCGCGCGGCAAACGCTGCGTACGAGGTCCATAATCTGCACGCGCTTGCGTAGCTTTTCCTCGCCGTTCGCAGCTAGCAGCTGCAACAGATTCTTGACGCGGAACACACCTTGCGAGGCGTCGGTGAGCAGGTGCCCCACGCTCATCCACGCGCTAGAGCTCGCCTGCATCGCATCGAACGCGCGCTGCAGTACGGAGTCGTCAAAAAACTGCTCGCTCGCGGCGCCCCAACGCGACGTCAGCACGCCCCGAAACTGTAGCAGCCGTGACTCGTGCACGACTGCGTCGAGCTTGTCGTAGCTGCGCGCAGCGATAGCCGAGCCGCGCGGAACGGCGAGCCGCATGAGTCGATAGGTCTCAACCTCGCCGAAACGTGCGGCGAGGGGCTCGTTGTAATACGTCTCGGGCTGCAGCTGCGTGCGACGGAGCACGGTGAGGTGCGAGAGGCGCACGACGCGGCCCAAGTCGAGCGGCTCGCGGGTGTCGAGCCCGTCATCGACGCCGAGCAGCACCGCGCCAAGCCCGTAGAGCCGAGCCCAGCACCACGCCTGATGCAGTGCCGTGTCGGCGCCGAGCGCCTGCAGCGCTGCCGTGAGGTCCGCGCCTAGCGTCGCGCTGTTGTCCTCGTCGGCCGGCAGGGTGATGCAGAAGCTTTCGCGCAGCGCGTCGTCGGGCAGCTTCTCGACGATGCGGGCGGCGATGTCGTCGTCACTGTGCAGCGCCTCGAGCGTCGAGTCACGCAGCGGCTGCCGCAATTGCGGGGCGTGGTGAGTGAGCTTGTCTCGCAGGGTGCCGAGCCCCGTGATCACGTTTTCCCAACCGTCGAGCCGCTCGGTCATGGGGGCGCGTAGCGGGCGAGCGCTCGAGCTGTCTACGGGTCATAGGGATATCTCGTCGAGCGCCTGCAGGTAACCCGACGCGATGCCCGCGGTGAGCCAGCGTAAAGCCTGGCTCTGCGCGTCGACGCGGTCGTTGGCAGCCCCGCGCGGGAAGCGCGTGTGTTCTACAACCCACTCTTCGATCCATGGCGCGACGGTATGGTGCGGCAGGTGAACCGAGCCCGACGCGAACACGGGCTGCGTGCTGTAGGCCCGCGCAATCTTGCTGCCCTCGGGCTCGATGGGGATGATGCCCGGGATGCGGTTTCTGAGCACATCCATCACTGCGGGCCCGTTGGCTTTATCTTCGATGAGCACAGCAGAGCACGCGGGCCACTTGCGGTAGAGCGTCTCGATGGCGGCGATGGTGCCTAAAAAGTCGAGGTGATCGCGCACCTCGTCGAGCAGATAGAAGCGCGGCGCGAGATAGGCCCACACTTGGCCCGCGACGTATGACGACGTTTCATCTGCTTTGAACGCACAGTCAAAGCTGAGCACGATGAGCGACGCGTCGAGCCGCGGCAACACGTGGTAACGGTGCTGCATCCACTCGGTGTGATAGATGGCCCCGCCCTCGGGTACAGGGTCTTGCTGGTCTTGCGAGCTCCAGCCCTCGGGCCCGAACTCGCGCTTGCGCCGCGCAACCTCTGCCTCTGACCATCGAGCCGGGCACAGCAGCTCGCCGTCGGACTTGCGAGGGTCGAGCCACCCGAGGGGCGTGGCTGCGCGCGTCGCCTTGCGACTGTAGACCATCGGGATAGACAGCACCGCGTAGTCTTGCTCGGCGGCCTCGCCCGCGAGGTCGCGGTCGTGTAAGCGTTGCATGATGATGGTGCGGGTGTTGCTCGCGCCCGGCAGCACGCGCGAGGCCATCGTTTCCCACCACCACATGCGACACCTCGCGAGCGCGAGCGCGCTGTGCGCGTCGATGGGCTTGATGGGGTCATCGACGATCTGACGGTGGCAGTGAAAGCCTGTAGGCGAGCCGCCGACGCTCACACTCTGCCGTATGCCGCCCTTGTCATTCTCGAAGCGATCGGCGAGCCACGCGCGGCGGTTGGGCTGCCACACGTCGCCGTAAAGCTCGCGGTACCACATCTGCTCGACGAGCAGCCGACAACGCAGCGAGTCACGCACCGCGAGCGTGTCTGCGTAGGCCGAAAACTGCCACTGTATACCTGGGCGCAGTGTCCACTCCCATGCGGGCCACATGACACAAACTGTCGAACTTTTTGAGCTGCCGGGTGGCACGTTGATGCAGAGCCGCGGCAGCTGCCCCTCGCTCTGAGCGGTCAAGTGTTCGCAGATGGCCCCGACGTGCCAAGAGTCCACGAAGGTGGCGTTAGGCACCACCAAAGGCCACGCAGCCCGCACGAAGTCGTGCAGCTTTACGGGGCGGTCGCGCACGCGCCGCTGCAGCTCATGGCGGCGGGCACGTTCCGCCATGAGCCGCTCGAGATAGCGGTTGTCCTCGATGCGAGCAGCCACTGCTTAGCCGTTGCGTGCGCCGGGGTCTGCGAATCCGAGGCGAATGCCCCAAAGCACGCCGCCCGGGGCGAGCTTGACGAGCACGCTGTAGCGGCTGTCACCGTTGATCACGAGAAGCCCGGTGTAAGTCGCGCTTGTCACGTAGACGTCGGTGGCGGTGAATCCTGGCAAGTTGATGTCAGCGCCGATCTGACTGTAGGTGTTGTCGGGTGGCGGCTGCGGGTTGGTGGCTCCCATGGCACGGGGCCACCACACGAGCTTCGCTAGGTTGTAGACGGTGGGCCCGAATGCGCGCCACGTGATCTCGA